TGGTTGACGTACTCCGCCGCGGCCTGCGCGTTCAGGCCGAGCGCGGTCAGTTGCGCCATGAGCTTCTGTTTCAGGCCGTCGGTCGACTCGTTGTTTTCGGCGAGCTTGACGGCCAGGGCCTCATAGTCGCGGACGAGATCGCGCACGGAGGCGGCGTTGTCGCGGCCGGCCTGCGTGTTGCGGTCGAGCGTGCCGGCGCCCTTTTCTCCCGCATCACGTTGATCTTTGATCTGCTTCGTGAACCGCTCGATATCGTTGGCGACCTTGTCTTGCGCCTCGCCCATGGCGAAGGCGTCGTCAATGATGCTCTTCAGGCTCTTATCAAGATCATCGAAGCTGGTCGCCGCCGCGGCGGCCGCCGCGCCCAGTGACTGCGTCGGGCCGGTGGCGTCCTCGGTGGCGGCCTTGTACTGCGGCAGGGCGTTGATCAGCGTATCGACCGACACGCCCATTTTGTCGGCCATGTCATGGATGATCGAAAGGGCTCGCGCGCCCTCGCCGTTGGCTTGCAGCTGAGCGAGCGAGGAATCGAACGCCTTCACGCGCTCGGTGTCCTGGTCGAACGAACCGCCCAGACCGACCAGCGAGGCCGACGTGATGCTGATGTCGTTCAGCACCTTATTGAAACCAGAGGCCGACGCCGTCTGCAGCGCGTGGGTCAGCTCATCGGCGTTGTCGCCGAAGACGCGCGCACCCTCGCCCGCGAGCTTGGCCTTGCCATCCCACTTCTCGAGTGAGCGCGTCGTGTCGTCGATGTTGGCAGCAAGCGGTTTCCAAACGGTCTCATTGAGGACCGTGCCCGCGATCTGCAGCGCGACGAACGCTGCGGCCATCTTGCCGACGCCGACGATGGTGGCGGCCGTCGCCCGCTGCATAACGCTCTGGCTCTCCGCCATCTCGAGCAGCGCGGCCCTGGTCGCCACGATGCGGGGCGCCAACACCAGCAGCGACGCGGCGAGCGCGCCTATGCCGGCCACGGTGATCGTGATGGGTCCGGGCAGCGTCTGCACCGTGCGGGCGAAGCCGACCAGCACGTTCTGACCGAACGCCACGACGGGCAGAAACTCTTTGCCGATGACCGCCTTGGCGTTCTCCATTTCGGCGGTCGCGATGCGGGTGGCGTTGGCCAGGCCGGTCGAGGTGTCGGCGAAGTCGCCTTGCGTGGTGGCCGTTTGATCCATGATCTCTTTGAGCGTGGCCGTCGCTTTGTCCTGCATGGTCAGCTGCGAAGTGGCCGTCTTGCCGGTCGCCGCAAGCGCCTTCTGTTCGATCGTCAGGGCGTTGATCGACACGCCGAATCGGCGGATCGGCTCCGTCTCACCGCGAAGCGCCGCCTGCACGGCGACCAGCGTTACGCCGACGTCGACGTTGAATACCGAGCCCATGTCCGCGGCGCGCTTGGTGAGATTGATCGTCTGCTCGGCGACCTGGTCGGCGGTGAAGCCGAAGTTTTTGAGCATCGCGCCCAGCGGGGTTGCCGCCTCATTGAACGCCCGCGTACTCAGACCGAAGGCGGCGGCGTTGTTGTTGCCCCAATCGTGAATGATTTTCGCACTGTTGCCGAAAGTCTTGTCGACCGCATTGAGTGACTCATTCAGGTTGCTGGCCGCCGAGATGGTTGACGAAACAAGCTCTTTGACCTTCTGGGCGCCGCGCTGGATGAGGTCGGCGACCAGGATTCCGCCCGCGATCTTGCCGACGTCGGCGAAGGCCAACCCGAGAGAGTTGGTCTTTTTCTTGAGAGTCTCGACGGCGGCGCCGGCCGAATCGGCGCCGCCGTCCACCGAGGCCGCCAGCTTTTTCGCCCGCGCGGTCGCGCTGTCGAAACCCTGCGCCGACATGTCTTTTGAGACAACGCGAATCTCGACAACGTTGGGACCGGTGGGCGTGGTCATGCAGCTACCCCGCCAGCTCGAGCGGGGCGACGTTCAGTGTGGCCTCGATCTCCTCCGGCGTCATGTCGCGCGAGCCGGCGCTGAGCGCCCGCTGCACTGCCTCGAGCCACGCCACGGCGAGCGCGTTAACCATGGCCGGCTCCTGACTCTCGACGCCCTCGAGCGTGGTGGGCACGCGGCGGCCGGCTGGCTCCTCGAGGTTCCAGTCGACCAGTACGGCGGCGAACGACTCGTAGAGGTCGCTCATCGCTGCGATGTCCTCGGCGGTGGGTGGGTCGGAGACCTCGCGATCGGCCAACAGCGCGATGCGCTTGTATGCCGCCACGGAGCCAGCCCGCACGGTCATCCACAGGCCCTGGAGTTCGCCGTCGAAGATGATGCGGTACATCTTGCGCGCGACGACGAAGCCGCCGGTTTCGGTGAGCGGCATCGGCTCAGGCCCAGGTCGGAACGGTGCCGTCGGCGAGCACGCCCGGCGCCGTCCAGGTCAGCGAGCCATCCTGGCCGCGGGTAAGCGCGTAGTCGGTGAACAGGCATTCGTTGGGCAGGGTGTCGCCAGAGACGACGATGCTCACGGTGCGGTTCACCGAGGTGCTCGGCACGGTCTTGAACACCGAGTGAGCCGAGGTCGCCGCGTCGTTGAAAACGCCGTTCAGCGTGATCGAGAAATCGGCGAGCAAGAGCAGGCGCTCCATGGCCGACTTGTCGATGCCGGTCACGTCCTGCACGCCGCGCGGCACGCTGAACTGCAGATTGGTGATGTCATTCTTGATCGCCTGCGGAGTGCCGCCGCTGTCATCCACAGACAGCGTCGTCCAGCCGAGGCCAGCTTCCTTAGCCATTGCTCACTTCCCCTTCGGCCCTGCTGGGCGCATAGATGATCTCGGCGTCGCCGAGCGCGCCGACGATTGAGAGCAGCCGCTCGTCGCCGAACTGCTGAACATAGACCCGCGCCGGCTCGTTAACTCGCAGGTCGATGATCACCCTCTCGGTCTGGTTCGGATCTATACCCAGATCGCGAATGGCCTCACGAAACACGTCGGAGATCACGGTTACGGCCACGGCTCACCCCTGCTCGATCGCTGTCTTGAGACGGTCCTGATGTTCGGCGAAGTCGTCGACCCAGTCATCCGCTTTGACCTGCCGCGGCTCGGTGCGGCGCGGGTTGCCGCGCCAGTCACCGTCGCGCACCACGTAGAGCGCCGGTCGCTCGATCGGTACGTGATGCTTGCTGAAACACCGCTGGCCAGCGGGAAACGTGAACGTCACTAACGTTTCACGGACAACTGCAGTGAAGGCGCGCCCGCTGTGAAGGCGGATGTACTGGGCCTGCTGGCGGCCGAGGTCGGTGGCCACGTCCACCGCCGTCGACCAGCCGTTGCGGTAGGCGTCGCAGTCGACCTCGAGGCAGGTCGCGACCCGCATGTGCGTCTCGACCGGCTGCAAGATCTGGTACGTCTTGATCGCCTGCGGAGGCAACGGCGACACGATCCGGTTGACCATCATCAGAACGTCACAGCCGTCGCGTTGCGGGTGGCCATCACGTGGAAGACGGCGCTCGAGAAGGTGCCGGTGGTGACCACGCGCAACCAACGCTTGATATTGATGGCGGCCGTGGCGAGGCGCTGCGTGGTGCGACCGGTCGCTGCGGTGAACGTCCAGCCGGCCACATCGGTGTAGGGGTCGCCCACGGCGTTGTCATCCGAGCTCTGGATCTTCACCGTCACCGAGGTGCCCGCGAAGCTGAACACCTGCAGATAGGCCTGACCGCCGAAGGCGCCGGGCGATACCGAGCCGAGGTCGACACCCGTTCCATTGCTGGCCGCCACGTCGGTACGCTGGCCAGCCGTGAGCTGCGTTCCCCACTCGAGGCCGAAGCCGTTGCTCAGGCTCGACACGGCGAACGTAAGCATCCCGTCGGCAGCGCGGGTCGGATCGTAGTTGATCTGCTTGGCGACCATGCACGCCGCGCTGCCACCGAGCGCCGTGCCGCGACAGTAGGTCTCGATCACGTCATTGAGCGTGAGCGGCGCGAGCACGAAGTGAGCGCCGACTGGCGGCGTGTTGGCGTCGTTGAAAAAGCCCGAGTAGTTGATCGCGCCCTCACGGACCAGACCGAGGCGCTCATGCGCCGACTTGTCAATGCCGGTGACGTCGCCCGCCTTCGGCCCGCCGCGGATCTGCTGAATCGAGCCGACATCGCCGCTCAGGTTGTAACCGTCGACGTACAGATTGTCGCCTAGGCCTGTTTGCTTAGCCATTGCTCACCTATGCCGTTTCTGCCCAGGCGTCATCGATAATGAGGGGGATCGTCATTGTGTAGGCGCGGAACGCCGTATTGTCCTGCGTCATGTAGCCGGCGTCGCAGGACAGCGGTACGCCAGCCATGCCGCGCAGGTCGACGCAGCGGCACAGACCGCCCAGCGTGAAGGCGCCGGCGTACTCCGCATAGAGCGACGACGCCGCGCCCATGAGCTTTGGATCGATTGCGTCCTGCGGCTCATACATCATGTTGATCGTGAGTCGGGACTGCCAGACCAGTAGCGCCGTGGTGGCGGCCAAGCCGGATTGAAAGCCGATCGCTGGCCCGATGCGCTGCAGCCAGAACGACGCGGCCAGCCCCTGCCCCGGCTTGGCCTTCGGCTCATGGCCGTTGACGGCGTCGAAGACGACCA